ATCCTAAATAGAGAAAGAGAGAACTATATTATGAAAAAATTGACGATATTATTTTTTATAATCTACATTGGATTTTTTGCGTTATTTAACGCTGTAAATGCCAAGGCTGATGACTATAACAATGCAGTTGTAGGTCACGTTATGACACAAGTTATAAAAGGTGTTGATGTTGACCATTCTGAATTGTTAGAAGCAGAACTTGAAAGAATTGCTTACAAAGTAGCAATTGAAATGTCAACGGCACTTGAAAAACATTTACCTTATATTCTTGAAGCACTTGCTAAAGAATTAAGAGATAATGCTGATTTAGCTTATAAATGTAAATTATTAGAAGATTCTACATATAAGTGTAAGTAGAACATTATGATTGAAATATTTGAAATATTTTGGTCAGCGCCTATAGAGTTAAGAGTAATAGTTTTAGCAGGGCTGCTGATAGGTACATATTGGACTTTAAAAAAATAAAAGGGAGAAATCATTTTGAAATTTACAAAGAAACAGAAATTGAAAAAGATTGTTAAGCAGGTTGCGACCAAAGAACTTGGCCGTAAGTACACAACAACCTATAAAGACATTAAAAATTACTTCAGGTTAATTAATGAAGTTGTCTTTAGCGGTATGTTAAATCCCTTCAACGACATACAAATAAAAGATTTGACAAGGCAGAAATGCATTGGACAAGTTTATCATATGGAGTGGAAGAGAAAAGGTACCTCTCAATTTCATTTGGAAATGCAACCACACTATAAACATAAGAGAGAGTTTTTGGATACACTATCTCACGAAATGGTACACCTATATCAAATGGCTAATCTAGGCGATACAGGAAACCACAATCACATATTCTACAGCTACAGGCCAAAACTTAATGCTGTGGGACTTGATTTATAAGATAAATTCTAAAAAGGAGAATTATATAATGAAACTAGAAATTGACAAATATCTTAAAGATATAATCAAAAACGTTCCAGACAAATTACACAACTTTAGAAAGAGCTCGCATAAGGGAACTCAAATGATATACTATACTGGTTTTTTCCAGTCAGATACTTTTGATAACTTTACAACAAAGCAGGCTGAATCTATTTTTGGTAAAATGAGAAATCATTTAGATGACCATAGTTTACTATTTTTTCAACGAAAGTTGGGTAGTGGTGGTTATGAATATATTGTAAAGAGGCGGTAAATGAATTATCAAGGTATAGGGAGATATCCCGATAAAACAAAATTAAAGGCCGATGAGAAGAGACTCATTGAAAAAGTTATTAAATCAAAACATAACTTATATCTAACTCCATTAACATTAAGAACTAAACCAAATCACAAAGAGTTTAATATAGCATTAAACTTAATGTTAAAGGGTATATTAGTAATGCAAAGTTGTGGTGAAACAGATTTTGAAGGACCAGCAAAACCTTGGGTATATAGAAGAGCCACGGTTAAGCCATATTTTGGTAACTTAAAATATTTAAAGAGAGCAATGAAGAGCGGTGTATATGAAAAAACCAACTAATATGATAAAGAAGATAATTAGACAACTTAAAATATTTTTTGTATGTGTAATATGTTTAGCATTAGCGTTTGCTTTTGGTACATTTTTTCCAAATAATTTTACAAAAGATAGAATAAGTCATAAAGCAGAGGAAAATGCTAAAGTAGACCACCAAGTATGGGTTGAAAAATTAGCATTAGAAGAACCTGCTTTTGAATATAATACAAATGTTCAATTTGTTTCTGCTGTTCATAAATGTGTTGATTATTTAAATGTTAAATTGGCACCAAGTAATAGAGTGCCATTAGAATTAGTGACAGCACAGGCTGTTTTAGAAAGTGCCTGGGGTAAAAGTAGATTTGCAAATGAAGCAAACAATTTATTTGGTATTAAAACTTGGAATAAAGATAAAGGTATATTACCACAAGGTTATTCAGAAAATACACCTTGGAGAATTAGAAGTTTTAAAACTAAATGTGATAGTGTAAAAGAATATATTAGACTATTAAATAACCATACAGCGTATCAAACTTTTAGAGATATGAGATCAGAACAATTAGATACAGAAGGAAATATGGATTCAGTAGCGTTAGCATTTACAATGACTAAATTTTCTACTACAGATGATTACCCTAAATTAGTAAAAAGAATTATACTTAAAATAAGAAATATGGATCTTGCCACCCTAGATGTTGTGGCGATGGACACCAAAAGTGCCATAAATATAGATGTAAAATTAAAACCAGAAATTATATTACCCAAAGAAAAGCCTGATGAGTTAAAGGAGTAGAATGATATTTACCTTAATTGTATTTTTATCTGCTATATCTATATCAGCAATTGCTGCTGGATATAGTATTATAGGATTAGCAGCTTTATTTTCAGGTGCAACGGTAGCAATTATTGCTATGGGTAGTGCTTTAGAAGTTGGTAAGTTAGTAGCCGCCAGTTGGTTATATCAGAATTGGAGAAATCCAAATCTGCCGAAAACCATAAAGGCATATTTAACAACAGCAGTAATAGTATTAGTATTCATTACCAGTATGGGTATCTTTGGATTTTTATCCAAGGCACACCTAGACCAAATGAGACCAGAAGGTGATAATGCAGTACAAATAACATTAATAGATAAACAGATTGACCAACAAAATGTTATTATAGTAAGAGCAGAAAAGACTTTAGATTTATTAGACGCAGGTTTAGAAGTATATATTAATAAAGAATATGTTACCAGAGGATTAAGAGAGCGTAAGAAACAAGAAGAAGAGAGAAACTTTTTAAATAATGAAATAAGAGTTGCAATGGATAAGATTGCAGAATTGACATTATCAAAAGGTACTCTTGAAATAGAACAATTAAGAATAGAAGCAGATGTAGGTCCACTTAAATATGTTGCTGAATTAATATATGGTGATGAAGCAAAAGACCATTTTGATGAAGCAGTAAGATGGATTATTATTGTATTAATATTTGTATTTGACCCATTAGCAGTATTATTATTAATAGCAGCTAATATATCTTTTAGAGATAGAAGAATTGTTAAAGAAGAGAAGATAGCACAATTAGATACTACAAAGAAGAGAGAAAAACGAATTAGAACATTAGAAACTAAATCAAGAACTTTAAGAAGAAAAGAAAAGATATATAGTAATTTCTTCAAGAAACTAGGTGGTAAACAAATTACCAATGAAAACTATGAAGAGTTTTTTAAAGGATTATCTAAAGAGTTTATTAAAGCAGGTTTAGATCCAGATGAGATTAGATTAAAACTAGACCAGATTATGGAATGGAAAGATACAGGTTATGACACTAAACAAAAAGATAATATGTAGTATATTATCCCTAACTTTATTAAATGCGTGTGGCACAGCGCCAGCGTTTTTAGCTACAAGTGCAGGTACATATTCAGAATATAAAGTAGTATCACTTGTAAAAGGTGGAGTAGATATAGGATTGAGTATGGCAGATAAACCAACCACTACCGATTTTGCTTTATCAACCATAACAGGTTATGATTGTAGAGTTGGAAGAGCATTGGATGATGGTATTGAGTATCTTTGTAAGAAGGTAGAAGTCCATCCACCAGAAATTATGGCCGATGAGCTTGACACCAAGAAGGAGAAGTGATATAATGACCGTTGATGAATTATTTTGGCATAGAGTTGAAAACCTAGAGAAGGCTATCAAGAACGCTAAAGACATTGAATTTAAGGCGATATTTACTGATAAGTTAAGAGAACTTATGAAGAAAATACCGAAACGATTACTTAATTAAGGAGAAGAAATGATTAAAGAAGCATTAATTAAAAAATTACAAGGTGATATTGCAGTAGCAGAAGCAAATATTAAAATTGCTATTAATGGTACACCACAAGTTGTTGCTGATCATATAGACCACATTGCCACGGTAGAAAAAGAAGTAGAAAAACTATCTTGTGCTCAAGACAAATTAAAGGCCTTGCAAAACCTAGAACATTAATTTATGTATATACCACTACCAAAGGGATTAAGAGTCCAAGAGAGTGAGATAAGCGGACAAGGTTTATTCACTTTGATGTTTTTAAAGAAAGATACAAATTTAGGAGTGTCTCATATAATTTTTAACCAAGGGCAACACAACCAGTTTCCAGATGAAATCATAAGAACACCATTAGGTGGATTTGTAAATCATAGTGACAACCCTAATTGTATTAAAGTTAAAGAAGGCAAAAGATATTATTTAAAAACAATAAAAGATGTAATTGGTGGTGATGAATTAACCGTGAAATATACCTTTTATAGTATAAAAACAGAATCAGAAAAAATGCAAGAGGAATTGGAACCTATATGTCCAATGTCAGACGAGTAATGACAGCAGAATCAGGTGTAGTGTTATTCTTTATAGGTATGACATTATCAATAGTAGGTTTAAGTATAGCGTATTATTATGGTAGTAAAGAAAAACCAAAAGATGAAACACCAAATGCGTTAAAGGATTTGATAGATAAGAAATAATGCCAACATACACATTTATAAATAAAAAGACTAAACGACAATGGACAGAAATTATGACCATTGCAGAAATGGAAGACCTTACGAAGAAAAAGCACATTTCACAAGTTATAATGCCCCTAAATATTGTACGTGCAACAGGTAGCATTAAAACAGACAGCGGCTGGAAGGAGAACTTATCCAGAATTGCTGAAAGACACCCCAACACACCTTTAGGTCGTAGTGTTAATAAACGAACTAGTAAGGAAATCAAAACAAGGGAGGTGCTTAAAAAGCATAAATTAATCTAATGGCAGATAAAGATATACCTAATTATATGCGTGGGTTTGATTTAAATGACGATTGGGGTTTTACTCCTGTCTCATCTAAACCAGACAGCGAAAAACCGAAACTTGATACATCAGCTTTAGATAACCAAGGTTTAGAAATATCCAAAGTTAAATCAGATGTTTCATCTATTAAAGCAATGATGAACGAGATAATGCAGATAGTTGACCAAAAAGAAACAATCACAAAAGAAGTAGCAGACGCCGATACACAACAAAAATTTAAAGACATTGAAAAGATAATTTTACCGTTTTTATATAATTTAAGTAAGAGTGATGAACCTTATATACATTGGCCTAATCGAGGTCCGATTATAAAAGCACAAATAGATAAAGTATTAAAACTTACAAGGGGGTAAGCTTATGAATCTTCTAAAGAAGATGATTAAAGACCACAAAAAGATGAACATAAAAACAAAAACATTAACAGAAGAACGAAGAATAGACAGGTCACCTAGTAGTTGGGTAGAGTTAAGACACCTGAAGAAAATGAAATTAAGGGCAAAGGATAAAATAAATGAAGTTAAGTCAAAACTTTTCGCTTAAAGAACTTACACAATCTCAAACAGCCGCCCGAAAGGGTATCAATAATAATCCAAACGAGGACCAAGTTGTCAAGATGAAAGCCTTATGTAAAAATGTTTTACAAAAGGTAAGAAATCGTTTTGCTAAAGTGGTAACCGTATCAAGTGGGTTTAGGTGTGAGGCGTTGTGTGTTGCAATTGGCTCAAGTGTCAATTCACAGCACGCTAAAGGCGAGGCTGCAGATTTTGAAATATATGGAATATCTAATAGAGAATTAGCTGATTGGATATACCACAACTTGGATTTTGATCAACTGATTCTGGAATACTGGAATGAAGATGAACCAAATTCGGGCTGGGTGCATTGCTCTTATAAGGGCGAAGGCAATAGAAAAGAATACCTACAGGCATTAAGAAATTCTGAAGGAAAAACCTATTACCAGAAATGCCACCCCGCTGAAGGTCCATCTAAAAGTGACATCAATGATTCTTATATACAATGAAGGGGTAATTAGTTATGGAACCAGGAACAATAGTGTTGGTCATATTCGCTAGCTTATGGTTAGTTGGCGTTTTAAGTAATTAAACGAGTATTGACAAAGCTACTGCTTTGTGATATACTAGAGGAAGGAATAAGAAATGGAACTATTAGATATGCTAATGTACGAATACTCACCATATTGGAATATGGGTAGAGATTTACTAGTTGTTATAGCTTTATTTTTAATTGCAAAAGGCGTAAAATAATATATTATAATAAGTGAGGAAATATAAATAATGGCATTGTACTTGAAGAAATTTAAATTTATTGATGTTGATACATCTAAACTACCTAATGTTAAAGGAAGAAATCAAAAGGGTTTCCGATTTTATAACATTGACGGCGAAAACTTTCCATCTGTTACGTCTGTTCTAGGAATAAAGAAGAAGAAAGAATTACAGAAATGGCGTGACTCAATTGGTGAAAATGTTGCTAATTGGGAAATGGGTAGAGCTGCTCGAAGAGGTAAGGCTACGCACACTTTAGTTGAACAATATTTAAAAGGCGAAACACCATCCGAGAGGTCGGTGCTCCCATTAGGTATGTTTAGATTAATGAAACCTTATGTAGACAAGATTGACAATGTACATTTAATTGAAAAGGTAATGTACAGCAAGAAATTGACCATTGCAGGTCAAGTAGATTGTGTTGCTGAATATGGCGGTAAGTTATCCGTTATAGATTTTAAAACAGCAAACAAAGAACGAATTGAAAGTTGGGTAGAAAGTTATTTTTTACAGACAACTGCCTATGCAATAATGTATGAAGAGCTATTCGGGAAACCAATAGAACAAATTGTTATATTAATTGCAGGTGAAGATGGCTCAATGACAGCATTTATAAAAGAGAAAAAGGACTATGAAGAAAAACTTGGACAAAGTATCAAAGACTTTTATAAATATTTTGATGAACAAAATCGTCAAAATAGTAGCTAGTTTTACGTTCTTATTGTTATCCACAACTATCGCAGCTTCAGATCACGAACAACCAAATTCAGACAAATTGCAACCAGGATTATATTGGCAACAAATGCCAGTAGTCTGTGGACATATAGATACGGTTAACAAGTATCTTGAACAATATAATTTTAAACCAGAAAATCAAAGTGCTGGTAGAGCAAGAGCAAAACCAGATGGTAGTCCAGTTTATGTAGTGACATATTTTATTAATGGAGATAGAAGCGAAACAATAGCAACTATTCACGTGCCAGGTGATCCAGAAGTTTGTATGATATTCAGGTCATTTGATTTACATTGGTTTTCTCCAGAATTAGAAGAGAAAAACGAACATAAAGATGAAAGTTTTCCAGATTTTCCAGTACCAAAAGAGAACAAACAAGAGAATATAGAGATACCAGAAATGCCAAGTAAAACAGAAGGTGTCAAAGCTTAAAGAATTATATGTTGATAGAAATGGAATAGATTTTAGGGACGGCGGGGCAGTACCGCCCACCTCCACCAATTCAACCGCCTAAAACACATTAGGTGTGCTTTAGGGGGGTGAAATAGGATCGACCATTTTCAAAAACATTTCAGGAGTATAATAGTCAAGTGGACTTAAAACACAATTACAAACGCTAACTCACAAGGTTACGCATTAGCAGCTTAGACTGCTAGGGGTTTGTGGGACACCTCGCAACAGAAGTCCCACGCTTTACTTTCACAACTAAATATGTTATAATACCTGTATGAACTCGAAAGAATTTAGTTTAATAGTTGAAAAGATTAAGAAAGACAAGGCAGGCATATCCTATATGGATGCCATATTATTATATTGTGAAGAACATAAAATAGAGCCAGACACCGTTGGCAAACTCATTTCAAAACCTCTCAAAGAAAAAATAGCAGTAGAAGCACAATCATTAAATTTAATTAGAAAGACAAGTGAATTACCAATATGAAAGTAGATTTTATAGATAAATTAGGAAGTGACCTATCAGTAGTCAATGCTGCTAGAGTATCATTTTCAAAAAGAAAAAATGAACTAGATGAAAAAGATGACAAGTTAATTAAGTATTTGGCATTGCACGGACATTGGTCACCCTTTGCTCACGCTTTTTTATCATTTAGAGTTAAGGCACCGATATTTGTAGCAAGACAATTAGTTAAACACCAAGTTGGTTTAAGTTGGAACGAAGTAAGTAGAAGATATGTGGATGATAAACCAGAATTTGATATTCCATCAAAGTGGAGAAAGAGACCAGAAGGTGGTATTAAACAAGGTTCAAGTAAAGAAGAAGTTGAATTTGATATTACACATTTAATAGATACTTGTAAAGGAACTTATAACTATATGTTAGAAGAAGGTATAGCACCTGAAATGGCAAGAATGGTGTTACCTCAAAATATGATGACCGAGTGGATATGGTCAGGTAGTGTATATGCTTTTAGTAGAGTATGTAATTTAAGAACTAAAGCAAACGCACAAAAGGAAACAGGAAGTGTAGCTGAACAAATGGCAAATATTATGAAAGAACATTTTCCATTATGCAGTAAGTATTTGTTAGACTAATATGTATGGTGGGTTTGATGTATTTAAGACCTATTTGGGTATCAAGTTGCATTTTACAACGGATACATATGATTGGTTCAAGTATGAAGGAAAGGTTAATTGTAAGTTAGACACTTTTACGAAAAGAAATGATAGATATTTTTTTCATAAGATTAGTCAAAAGTATAATAAAGATGAAGTTGTTAATTATTTTGTCGCCAACTTTATTGATGGTATGGACAAATGGGTTGGAGATTTAGCGAGAAAAGATGGAACAGAAATTTATACAAATTATAAAAAGCGTTTGGAATCATTTAGTTATTATTTTCGAGGGGATTGCAGTTTTCTTGCTGATAGGTTCCGCTCTGATAGGATTTCTCTTGATAATAGCCTTCACGTACGTAATGGTCAACATCCGTATGTTTTACGATTACTGCTTGGAAAGAAAATATCATATGAAACTCTTATCGCTCTTGACCAGCATTTGGAATTTATTAAAATGTGGGATAGGGATATTGAAGAGAAGTTTATTTGGCCAATACATAGTAAGAAAATTAAAAAGTATAGGCCTTT